CAAAGACGAATGTGCTGGTGGCGTCCGGTGTGCTGAAGCTGGACGCCGAAGGCAATTGGGATGCCGCCGCATCAGTTGACGCGGTCGCCAATGTGGATGGCATGGGTCTGATCAAGCCGACCGGCAGCTATACCTTTGCCGGCGGGATAGACCTGACCACGGTGCGGCCCATCAGGCTCAGCGCGCACCTGCTGGCCAGCGTGGTGTCCTTCGGCACCAATTGGGATCAGCGCGTTTCTGATGTGGATGATTGGCTTTCGGTGGATGGCGTTTTTGGCGGTGAAGCCGATGCCTGGCTGGAAGTCCGCCGTACCGATGACAATCCGGGCGGTTCGCCAACCTGGTCAGAATGGCAGCGGCTGGACCAAGCCGAATTTCGCGCCCGCGCTTTTCAGTTCCGCGCGCAGCTTCGTTCCTATCAGCCGGAATTCAACATTGAGGTCACGCAGCTGCGCGTGACAGCAGATGAGGTGGTTTGATGCCCCAGCATGATCTGATTATTGACAACGGGTCTGGTGCCGCCGTGCGTGCGGATTTGAACGCCGCGCTGGCGGCGCTCGGCAGCAACAACAAGGGGCCCAATGCCCCTTCTGCGCCGCTTGCTGGCATGATGTGGGTTGATGACGACACGCCGAGCGCGACCGTCTGGACACTGAAGCAATATGACGGCGCGGAATGGATTGAGCTGGGCCGCCTCGACATCACGGCTAATGTCTTTACGCCAAGTGAAGGCGTGATTGCCTGGGCGGATGTTGCGAGCGCTGCCACGGTTGATCTGGGCGCGCAGGCATCGCGCAGCTTGCGCATCACTGGCACGACAGGCATCACCAGCTTCGGCACTGCGGCAAGTGGCGTGCGCCGGCAACTGCGCTTTGCTGCTGCGCTGACCCTGACCCATAACGCCACCAGCCTGATCCTGCCGGGTGGCGCAGACATCACCACGGCCGCAGGCGATACCGCGGATGCCTACAGCCTTGGTTCGGGGAATTGGGTGGTGGTGGATTGGCAGCCGGCAGCGGGCTATGTCTCTGCCGGTTTGATCACAGCCGGTGCCATGACGATTGAAACCGCCAGCCTTCTTGGGCGGTTTGCTGCCGGCACTGGCGCCATTCAGCGGATTGGCTTAGGCAATACTGCGGCGGCGGTTTCGCTTGGCATCAATCAAAGCGCCGAACAGGCGACGACCAGTGGAACGGCTATTGACTTCACTGGTATTCCTGCCGGGGTGCGGCGCTTTACCCTGCTGCTGAACCGCGTCAGTACAAACGGCACTTCGCCCTATGTGCTGCGGCTGGGGACAAGCGCGAGTGTGGAAGCTACCGGCTATGAAGGAGTGGCGCGAGAGGAAGGCGTGGGACAAACGCAAGAATCTACAGGCGTTGTTTTGGTCACTGGTCCAGGTGCTGCAAATACTTATTCCGGCCGAATTACCGGAGAACTTATCTCTGGCGACATCTGGCTCATCACCGGATTGATTGGTCGCTCGAATTTGAGCGACGGCCGCCTCACATATACATCCTATGCAAAAACCTTGTCGGGGACATTGGATCGCCTTCGCCTGACGACGGTAGGCGGCGCAAACAACTTTGATGCTGGCACGGCCAGGGCAAGATGGGAGTTCTGATCATGAAGCGCATGGAAGTAAATGTTATCACCGGCGCGGTGAAGGAGATGTACCTGACGCCAGAGGAAATCGCCGCGCTGCCGCAGCCAGCGCCGCCGCCAATGCCATCCATTAACGCCGCGCAGATCAGGCTTGCGCTTTTTGGGATGGGCGTGACCAGCGCGCAAGTTGAAGCGGCGATTGACGCCATGCCCGGCTCCGATATGGAACGCGAAGCCGCGCGCATTCAGTGGGAATACGCCACCACCTTCGCGCGTCAGCATCCGCTTGTAGTCGCGATTGGCGCCGCGCTTGGCATGACTGACGCGCAGATAGATGCGGCCTGGCTGCACGCCGCCACACTGTAACCATTGGCCCTAAAGGGGGTTCCCATGCCTGAAGAAAGACGCGCCATGTCGCACGAGGTTATCGAAGACATGATCGCGCGCGCGGCCAAGCGTGGCGCCAAGGAAGCGCTGGAATCAATTGGCCTTCATGATCCAGAAGCAGGCAAGGACATGACCGAGTTGCGCGGCCTGCTGGATGCCTGGCGAGCCGCAAAGCGCACGGTTTGGAAGCAGGTGGTGCAGACTTTCACCATTGCAGTGCTGGGCGCTATTGCGGCTGGCGTGGTGCTGCAAGTGAAGGGCCTGAGATAATGGCTTACGTTCTCCCGGCTGTTTATCAGGTTGGCACAGAGGGCGTTAATTCCACCAGCGTTACGTTTGAAGCATGGTTCACTCCAACCGACGGTTTGGAAGCTGGCGACTATATCATGGTTTGCGCCAGCAACCAGACGGGCCTAAATGAGCTCACACTGACCGGCGCCACAGGCTCATGGACTCGTCTAGGAAACGCCGACAGCCCTCGCGTTGGCACAACTTTGCGATCGCAAATTTGGTGGCACAAATACGACGGGACTACTTTACCGACCGCGCCGATTGTGGCTGGTGGCAGTTCTGCCGCATGGGTGGCAGCCGCATGGGTGGTCAGGGATGCGCCCGATGTTGCCAACGAAACGTGGATTGATGTCAGCGCGCGGGTGGATAACAACAGCGCCATCCGTGTTCACCCCATCAGCAGTGTTACTACGACTGAGGCCGATTGCCTGCTCCTGACGGTTTTCACCGCTGGAGGGGTGTCCACTGGCACTGCTACGGGGGCATTTGAAACGCCAAACAATTTTTGGGGCATGGATTTCAGTGTGCTTCGCGCTGCCGACAACTCCGCTGCTTCAACAAGCACACAGCGCGTCATCGTAGCGAGCAGAGCGCAGTTTAGCGCAGGTGCAACGCCGTCTTATGATTATGTCAGCGGCGTGGCGAATGGCGTTCGGTCTCAGTATTGGGTGATCGCAATAAAAAACAAAGTAGGTGGGTCAAAGCCAATCGGCATCCTAAACCCGCCAATCCGCGTCACCGATTATTTTGAAAACAACACGTTCACCACCGGCGCAAGTGTTTTCACCAGCCTTTCTACCATCCATGCCACGATTGATGGCCAAAGCACATTTGCGCCTGCAACCATCGGCAACGTAAGTTCAACGCAAGGTCTGATTACGAACAACCCGCCAATCCTGTTCTGGTATCGCACATTCAGCTTATCACCGCCTGCCGCCACCACCGGCGTGTCCGGGGTGCGGTGGGATTTGCCTGCTGCGACCGACTATACTACCGGCCTGTGGACGCTGTTCGTGCAACGGGCAAGTGCCGCGCAAGACAGCCTAGCAGGCATCTACCATTATTTTGAAGATAACAACGGCAACTGGGCCGTCTATCAATTCCTAACGCGCATTGAAGGCGCGTTGTTCAACACTCTCATTCGCCACTTGCCCGACGAGACGGCAATTGATGGCAGCGTGACTCCTGTGGACCTCAGCGACATTACTAAGCGCGGGGTGGCGTATAGACAGACTACCGCTAACACCGCCGCACGGGCTTTTATCTTTGGTCGTGAGTGCATCCAGCCATTTTCGTCGCCCCTGACGCTGATTGGTGGCGGACCAGACAATCCGATAACCGCGCGCACCGTGGCGCAAATGCTGGACAGTGGCGCAGGCTGGCGGTTGGCTTTTGCTCAAGGGCAAGGGCAGCAGGTTATCACAATGCCGTATCAGCTTGGGGATGGCACGGTAGCAACCTATGTAGACGACGAAGCGCAGGCGCTTGAATATCCGAGCGTCGGCGGCGTTTTGGGCTACAGCGTCCAGGACGGTCGGCAGGAAATTCGCATTAAGGCAAGCGCATCAGATACGATTTTGTTAGACGCAGGCATCAAAGGCACGGCACTACCGCACCTGCTGACGTTTGACGCGGCGACAAACACCAGCGCAACTTATGGTATGGCCGGAACATTTCTTGGTTGGGTTCCGACACTCAAGACGGGACTGACGCTGCGTGGTGGCACCTACATTGGGTGCGACAAAATTGACGCCAAGGGTGCAGATGTTTCCGATAGCACAGTCAAGAACTCTATTGCCACCGATGCAGCGATGCGCTTGGAAAATACCGCCGACGCAAGTGGCTCGGCGTTCACTAAGGGCGCTGAGACCTACGCTATCGAGATTGCTGGCACAGGCACGGTGACGCTGGAGGAAGTGACCTACACTGGCTACACGACGCCTATCAATGTGTTGGCGATCAGCGGCACGGTGACAATCGAACTTGCACCGGGTGACACGCAACCGGCGTTCGACACGGCTGGCGCAACCGTTGTGTTCGCGCAAGCATTGCAGACGCAATCAGTCACGGTGTTGAACGGGGTGGCGGGAACGCTGCTACTCATTCAGGACGTGACCAATCCCGCCGCGCCGATCACGCTTTATTTGGACACCCCTCCTACCTGGCCGCACACATGGACCGACCCAAGCCCATACGTGGCAGACCGCGATATTCGAGTGCGCGCAGCGTTCCAATCTGGCACGGCTGCAAAGATTTTTATCGATGAGGAAATCGGCACCAGCACCAATGCCGCGCCTGCGCTTTCATATCGCCTCAATCAAGTTGATGATGAGGTCTATATTGCCAATGCAATTGACGGCAGCACGGTGACGGATGTTGTCATTGATGATGCGGCGCTGCTTGTCGAGGTGGACACCGGAACAATATCCTGGGATGCGATATACGCTTATGAAGTGTATTGGCTGGCAACGGCGGCGGGCATCATTGATGAGGGTCGCATTATCACCGCGCTCGACACCGCGAATTACTTGTTTGAAGGGCCTTGGAAAATCAAAAACATTTCCAGCCCAATGGTAGCACTGGTTATTACAGGCGGTTATGGACGGTCTAAGGTTGACGGCACAACGCTTACGCTGATTGACACCACAGGCGGAACGATTTTCTCTAACCCCGATCAGGTCATCGCTTTTGCAGTCGGATCTGCTGTAACCACTCAAGACAAAACGGATATAATTGACGGTGTGTGGAACGCCGCTCTTGCCAGCTATCAATCAAGCGGTTCGACCGGCGAAGCATTAGACGCGGCAGCTACATCAGGCGGTGGCGGCGGCGGGTCTTTGACGGCGGCGGATGTATGGACTTATGCGGATCGCCAATTGACTGCGAGCATCGATCCAAGCGCGGCGACCATTGCGTTGCAAGTGCGGACAGAATTGGCTACCGAACTTGCGCGGGTTGACGTCGCAATCAGCAGCCGCAACGCTGTTGCACCACCAAGCGCAGCAGATAACGCCACTCAAGTCCGAGCCGAACTCGCAACGGAACTTGCGCGGGTAGATGTAGCAGTATCAAGCCGCTTGGCAGACGCTTCCTACACCGCGCCACCAAGTGCGGCAGACAATGCAACTGCTGTATTGGCGGCGGCGGCTGCTGCGCCAATCGCAGCGGATGCGAAACGAATGAACGCTGCCACCATTCACGGCACAGGAACACCGGCTGACCTGTGGCGCGGCACCCCATGAGCGGCTCTTTTTCGTCATCCGCATTTTCCCAATCGGAATTTTCGCCAAGCGCGTTTGACTTCGACATTTTTATTCAGGCGACGCTTTCAGACGCGCGCCGCGCGATGGCTCCCGCTATTGCGCGCATCGCCGCAGTGGCAGCCATGGCGCGGGTCGCAGCAGCCGAAAGCATCAGCCGCGCGCAACCTACTCAGGCCACCGCGCGCAAGGCTTTGGCGCAGGCGCTAGACCGGCAGGCGCGCATTGACGCCATAACCCGCGCGGCGGCGATTGATGCGGCTTTCCGGCAAGCGCAGGCGCCTAGCGCAAAGCGCGCAACGGTCACGCCTGCCATTGCTCGGGAAGCGCGGCTTGATGCGCGGCGCCGCGTGGCGGCAATCCTGGCAGCGCGGCGCGCGGCAACACCGATTCAATAGGAGACATCCGTGCCTGTAAACAAAATAATATGGCCAGACAAGCGGCCTGGCGAAAAAGCGTATTGGGTTCTCGAGTTCGATGATCAGATGGATTTAGAAGACCCGATTGATACGCTGGCGACAGTGACTTGGACTGTGCCGCCTGGGATTACGCGCATCACTGCCGGCAAGGCTTCGATCGATCCGACAAGTCGGAAGGCGCTGATCTGGCTAGAAGATGGCACGGCTGGCGAAACCTATGAATTTGTTTGCACAATCACAACGGCGAACGGCATTACGCTCCAGCGCGGCGTGACGCTTGCCGTCAAGGCGCCATAGGAGATACGCATGATCCCCGCAATTCTGACAGCGCTGGTTCCGGCGCTTGGCACTGTGGTTGACAGGATGATCCCCGACAAGGCGGCAGCGCAACGAGCTAAGGATGACATGGAAGCCGCGCTTGTTAAAGCGGCGAATGACGCCGCCATGGCGCAGGTCGAGGTGAACAAGATCGAGGCCGGTCACGCCAGCGTGTTTGTTGCAGGCTGGCGACCGGCCATCGGATGGGTCTGCGCGGCTGCGCTGGCATGGGCGTTTATCGTGGCGCCTGTGGCGTCTTGGAGCTTGGCGGCCTTCGGCATAAAAGAAACCCTGCCGGCCATTTCAACAGATAACCTGTTCGAGTTGGTGCTGGCGATGCTTGGCCTAGGCGGGCTGCGGACGTTCGAAAAGCTAAAGGGCGTGGCGCGGCAATGAGCTTATCATCACGTTGCGAATTACGCCTGGCAGGGGTGCATCCTGATCTAGTGCGGGTAGTGCGGCGCGTGGCGGAAGGCGGCGCGTTGTTCCGGGTGACGGAAGGCTTGCGGACGCCTGAGCGCCAGCGCCAGCTTGTTGCGGAGGGCAAGTCCAAAACCTTGGACAGCCGCCACCTGACAGGCCACGCGGTTGACGTGGTGCCCTTGGACGCGCAAGGGCAGGTGTCATGGGCATGGACGCTGTATTTTCCGCTTGCTAACGCCTTTCGGGCGGCCTCCATTGGCGAGGGCGTCCCTGTGGTGTGGGGCGGCGCTTGGGGGCAGATTATGGCCGATTACGCCAACGCCAACGCTGGGCAGGCGGCTTATGTGGCGCGCATGAAGGAAGCCGGGCGCAAGCCGTTTCTTGATGGGCCGCACTTTGAGCTGTTGCAGGCGCGGCAGTCGGCGTCATAATCGCGCGCGTTGCGGACCTTTTTGCCTTTTGCCGGTGATCTCGCACCGGCGTCCTGTTAGCGCTTCGTGCAGGGCTAGGTGGTCAATTTGGTCAAAAGTTGCCTCGGCCTGCTTTGCTTCGACTAGCTTGCCAAGCGACGGATGCTTGAAATACGCCTTTTGCAGATCCCGCATAGCTATCGCCAGCAGCACCGCGTGCCGCAGCGTTTTTAAGGTCGCCTCATTGGTCATGGCTTCACTTTTTGCGATGCCTGCGGCCTCACAAATTGCGTACACTGCGGATGCTTTAGGCATTCGTGAAAAAGACGGCGGTATTTGCTTTATGCCGTGACGGTCGCGCCACCATGAGTGCTTTTCTTTTCCTTGTTTTTTTTTCGTCCAGCCGAGCGCAATGGCAATGTCAATGTCTAAAATCTCATCTCGCTCGGTGCTTTCCATCAGCCGAACTAGCAGCGCCTCAATATCTTTGCGCTTGGTCATGGCTTCACCTCGGGCGGCGTCTCAATCGGTTGCGGGTCGGTCATGAGTTCATGCCTTTTCTCTGAAAGGCGGCTGCCATGAATTGCCCAAGCTCGGCTATGTTCTCTGGCGTCGCTTCAAGCCCGATTAAGCCCAAAGTCATTCCTGCTACATCTGCTAAGATCATGATGGCTAAACCATTGCGATCTTGTTCTGAAATCGGTGCGGATTTCACAAGGCGCGAAATTTCTCGCAAGGTCGGCTGCAATTCTTGGAAGCACGCTTCGGCGGTGTAGTGGCTCATGGCTCGCGGTCCTTTGGTTTTGTCTTTTTATAGTGCATGCCTCCAGTCCTTCCGCTGCGACCTTTATGCCCAGATGGCGTTCCAGCGCGAAAGCGCCGCCTGATTTTTCTGTTTCGTCGCACTCGCGCGGCTTTACTCATGGCTTCACCCTTTCAAACTCTATTACCCACACCCAGGGGTTCTTGTCCCATGAGCCGGCGCGGTGATAGTGATGGTGGTCATAACTCATTCTCCCTTTGTTACGGTTGCAGAAAATACACGCACGCCAGCACGGCCCATGCCGCGCCGTAAGCTGCCGACAGGAGGCACAAGCCCCATGTCGGGATCGGGTCGCCTTCCGGCAAAGCGCTGGGGTAGATGCCGCCTTCGCTCATTGTGCGGCCTCCCTTACGTCTCGCTTCATTGCTGATACTTCAGCCGCAATTTCTTCCGGCGTTGGGTTGTATTCCGCCTGGGCGCGGCGGTGATCAATGGCGGCAAGAATAGTCTCCACCACTGCCACGTCAGAGAACTGATCCGCCACGGCTTCAATGTGCGCTTTGTTGGCATCGCGCCACGCGCCGAGGGCATGGGGTTCGACCTTGCCAATAGCGCGCTTGGCAGCTTCGAGCCATTTATCAATTCCCTTAAATGCGTATTCCTGGGCGTCAGGGCCAATCAGCGGCAAAGGCGCCTCAGCGGGCGGCGCAGGCGGCGCGGCGGGCGCGGCGGGTTTTGCAGCCAGGTTCTCAACGTGACGCGGCTCGGGCGGCAAGTCTTCCGCCTCCTCCCGCGTCATCACGCCGCGCAACGCATCGGGGAACACGTCACGGATTGCAAAGCCGCGCGCCCGCACCTGCAACATGCGATCCGGGTATTGCTGCCACGGCCCGGCCTTGTTCCAAAGACCGGCGCGCTTGGCGTCGTCAACGCTGAACGTGCGGCGCTGGGGTTGTTCGCCCCGGCGCGTCACTTCGCACCAACCTTGCCGAGTTTCGCCTTCGCCTTCCACGCCTTCCTGCACTGACATGCAATCGGGATGGCCACGCACCAGCGCAATCGCAGCGTCGCCCCAGATCGAAGGCCGGCCATTGATAATGGCGATGTTTTGCAGGGCTTGCAGCGGGCCAAGCCCAACTTCACGGCCCCACTGAATTGCGACCAGCACATTGCCGGGCTTGCCTTGGAAATCGCGCGGCACCATCGTGCTTGACGCGAGAATTTCAGAAAACCTCATTGCTTCTTGCAGCGTGGTAGGTTCCAAGGCGGTTTTGAGTGTGAGCGCGTTGCTCATGGTTTGCGGTCCTTTGCGACAATGACTAGGGAAGGCGGCGACTGCACCAGCGCAGCGCCGGGAATGGTTTCGCCTTTGGCCATGAAGGCTTTGATTAAGGACTTGTCGGGTTCTTTCTTGTATCGCCAGTAAATTTCAGACAGCGCGTCCGGGTCAGTGATTTCCACCTTTTCGCCGCCGCGTTGCAGCCGAGCGCGGTGAAACTTGCTCTCGGCTTCCGCCGCACCTGGCCCGCCGCAGGCATCCAGGGCTTGCCGTAACGCTTCACGCGCCTTGGCGTTGGCCTCGGTCACGATTGCCATGCGGGCTTGCGCTGCGCTCACCAAACCGGCTTCGGCGGCCTCTGCATCGTCAAGCGCGACAATGGCGGCAAGTGCGCGGGACAAGGCGCCGTCGAAGTCGTTGGCTTGATAAGCAGCGCGAATAGCACTGAGAGCGCCCGCAGCTTGCAGCGTTGCCAGAGGTAAATCCGACGGCCATTTAATCCGCCGGAAAGCGTCCCGCAGATCGGCAGCGATCTTGTCAGCAGCGGTCATGCTGCACCGCCTTGGCGCTTAATTGCAGCGTCAAAGAAATTCAGAATGTCCAAGCTTTCGGCGCCAAGCGGCGTGCCTTGCCGGGTGTTGGTCCAATGCTGGCGCGCGGCTTCCATATCCAGAAAGCGGCAACCGGCCTTGACGTAATAGCCTTCCTCAGTGTGCCACAAAAAAAACTCATGACCGTCTGAGCGAGTTGCGCGGCGCGAAAGGCCGATGATGGTTTTGTCGTTGATTTTGGCGCGGTCAAGGCTGGCGCCGTCAAGGTTGGCGCCGACAAGGCTGGCGCGGTCAAGGCTGGCGCCGACAAGGCTGGCGCAGTTAAGGTTGGCGCGGTCAAGGTTGGCGCCGTCAAGGTTGGCGCCGTCAAGCCTGGCGCCGTCAAGGCTGGCGCCGTCAAGGCTGGCGCCGTCAAGGTTGGCGCCGACAAGGCTGGCGCCGTCAAGGTTGGCGCGGTCAAGGTTGGCGCCGTCAAGGTTGGCGCCGTCAAGCCTGGCGCAGTTAAGGCTGGCGCCGACAAGGCTGGCGCCGTCAAGGTTGGCGCCGACAAGGCTGGCGCAGTTAAGGTTGGCGCGGTCAAG